TCCGAAGTTCTTCAAGGTGATGGAACCTAAAGAACGGGAGATCATGAGCATAGCATTCCGGGACAGAGTGTATCAGCGATCCCTGAACGATGTGGAGATATATCCGAGATGTACACGATCCTTTATTTATGACAATCACGCCTGTCAGACTGGGAAAGGTCCTGACCTGGCAAGGAAAAGGCTAAAATGCTTCCTGCAAAGATATTACCGGAAGCACGGAGCTGACGGATGGGTTCTACAATGCGACATAAAAGGCTACTACCCAAACATGACCCATGACGTGGCAAAGGCTACCCTGCGGAAGCATCTTCCAGATGAAAGCTACCAGATGGCGGCCAGGATCCTGGATAACTTTCCAGGAGAAGTTGGATTCAATCCAGGCAGCCAGATCGTCCAGATCGTCGGTATCACAGCCTTGAATGACCTAGATCACTACATAAAAGAAAGACTCCTGATGGAGATTTATGAGCGATATATGGACGATTCAGTTATGATATACCACGAAAGAGAGAAGCTGGAGACCTGTCTGGAAGTGATCGAAGGAAAACTTGCAGAGAAGGACATGAAACTGAATAAGAAAAAGACTCGAATATACAGCCTGAGAAAAGGAATCCTGTTCCTGGGCTTCTGGTTCTATCTGACAGACACCGGAAAAGTCATGGTTCACATTGACCCGAAGAAAGTGAAACATGAGCGCAGGAAACTGCGGAGGATGGCTGGATTGGTAAAGAAAGGCGAAAAGACACGAGAACAGGTTGACGAGCATTTTGATTCATGGATGAGACATGCTTCTTATGGTGACTCATATAATTTTCAAAAGAACATGAGAGAATTTTATAGAAGTTTATGGGAGGATAACGACAATGATGGAATACAGGAGACTCAGCGGAACGATCGCGGATAACCGCGAAAAAGAAGGTCTGAAGGCTGATGTAGAACGCCAGGAGGCAATATTGGAATATATCGCCCTGGCTGCTGATGTAGAACTTCCGGATGATTCAGAAAGCGAGGGAATGAGCTATGAACAGTAAAAAGAAGATTGAGAAGTACAAAAGATTCTACGAAAATGGATTCTGGACCAAGAAGATGGTTGCCACCCTTGTGTACGATGGAAAGCTCACACCTGAAGAGTATGAGGAAATAACAGGAGAGACCTTCGTAGAGGAAGGAGAGTAATCTACAACGCCACGACATCCGGCTCTTGCAGGGATGAGCGTGGCGATTAAGGAGTAAGCATGGAA